AGGATCGATGTAGGGAGGAATGATATCTGGCTGAGAAAACTGAATAGGAACGAAATTTTGAATGCAAAGACTGCATACTTCGATGCGGTCTTTGTTGTGGTTGTGGATTCTGCTAATGTCTACCTCAAACTTTCAGTGGCGGCATGATGGTCTACGGTGGCATATAAAACTCATGCAAAATACCCTTACTGCGAGCCTGTTTTATTGCAGAGCAAGGTGCGGACATGAAACCTTCATTTTTCCGAAGAATTAGAGGTGGAGGTTGAAAGTGTTGAAAATCCCAAAATCTATTTTTCTGGAAAAGTTTATTGCAGACAAAAGCAGGACATGATAACTGCATTTTTCCGGGGAATTAGAGGTAGTGAGGGGTAGATGATTGTTCATGTTGCAACAAGAGGAAGATATGAACTTGTACAGTTTTAACAAAGTGAGTTGGTGTACGGGTTATGACAATAAAGGTCAGCACTTTGAAAAATGGGTGTGCTGTCCGAGATGTTATGACAATAAGACCTAACACTTTGTCGGTGAGTTGGTATGAAGGCGTCTACCATAAAGTTTCAGTTGAAGCGAAATGAGTGAGTAGCCCATGACAGGTCTACATGAAAGATTCAGTGGTAGTTGGAAAGACGGATTAAAATACGGCTGCGGAAGATACCCACTGTGAGAAAAGGATAACTACAGTGTGATAGATCATCTGATACGGATGATGAACACACTGTTTTAAATAGATTGCTTGGCTCAATATGAGCCTTCCATATAAGTAAGATGAATTTCAGGAGGATATAGAATTATGAAAAAGGACTATAAAATTGCGGTTGCCGGTACCGGTTATGTTGGCTTATCGATTGCGACGTTGCTTTCCCAGCACCATCAGGTGACTGCTGTGGATATTATCCCGGAGAAGGTGGACATGATCAACAACCGTAAGTCCCCGATTCAGGATGACTATATCGAAAAGTATCTCGCAGAAAAGGAACTGAACCTGACCGCAACTCTGGATGCAAAGGCTGCATACTCTGATGCGGACTTTGTTGTTATAGCGGCTCCTACGAACTACGATAGCCACACGCAGCATTTCGACACGAGCGCAGTCGAGGCTGTGATCAAGCTGGTCATGGAGTACAACCCGGATGCCATCATGGTCATCAAGTCCACCATTCCTGTGGGCTACACCGCATCTGTTCGTGAGAAGTTCAACAGCAAGAATATCATCTTCAGCCCGGAGTTCCTGCGTGAGTCTAAGGCTTTGTATGACAACCTGTATCCTTCTCGTATCATCGTTGGCACTGATCTGAACGATGAGCGTCTGGTTGAGGCAGCACACGAGTTCGCTGGTCTGCTGCAGGAAGGTGCTATCAAGGAGAACATTGACACTCTGTTTATGGGCTTCACTGAAGCAGAGGCGGTTAAGCTGTTCGCCAATACTTATCTTGCACTGCGTGTGGCTTACTTCAACGAGCTGGATACTTATGCAGAAAGCAAGGGTCTGAACACCCAGCAGATTATTGACGGCGTCTGCCTTGATCCTCGTATCGGAAGCCACTACAACAATCCGAGCTTTGGCTATGGTGGCTACTGTCTGCCGAAAGACACCAAGCAGTTGCTGGCAAACTACGCTGACGTGCCGGAAAACCTGATCGAAGCAATTGTTGAGAGCAATAGAACTCGTAAGGATTTCATTGCTGACCGTGTCTTGAAGCTGGCTGGTTACTACGGCTATGACGAGGATAACGAGTACGACAAGGAACAGGAAAAATCTGTGACCATCGGTGTGTACCGTCTGACCATGAAGAGTAACAGCGACAACTTCCGCCAGAGTTCTATTCAGGGTGTTATGAAGCGCATTAAGGCGAAGGGCGCAACTGTTATCATCTACGAGCCGACCCTGAAAGACGGCGAGACGTTCTTTGGTAGCTTGGTGGTCAATGATCTGGCGAAGTTCAAGGAAATGAGCCACGCCATCATCGCAAACCGTTATGATAAGTGCTTGGATGACGTGAAGGATAAGGTTTACACACGCGATATTTTCCAGCGTGACTAAGAAATTATAGATAAGGGAGGGTGAAAATGAACACAGCGACATATAATAAGGATTTTCATCGCACTGTGAAGAAAGCCGAAATCCCAACTTGTAATATTTTAGGAGTGGATATTGCAGCCATTGATATGGAGTGGCTGTTGACATATCTGAATAATAATATTAAAGCCCTGGCTGGTGATTATATTTGCGTGTCTAATGTACATACCACTGTTACTGCGTATGAAGAAGAGGCATACCGGAAAGTTCAAAATGGTGGAATTATGGCTATCCCGGATGGTGGTCCACTTTCTTCAGTTGGACAAAAGCGTGGATTTAAAAATATGAAACGTACTACCGGGCCCAGTTTGATGGGGGAAATTTTCAAAATTTCTGCATCAAAAGGTTACCGGCATTATTTTTATGGCTCAACTGATGAAACACTCGAAAAACTTTACTCAGTGCTAATGGAGACATATCCTGGGATTCAAATTGCAGGAATGTATAGTCCTCCTTTTCGACCAATGACAGAAGAAGAGGATAAAGCGATTGTCGAGAGAATCAATGAAACCAATCCGGATTTTGTGTGGGTTGGACTTGGTGCACCAAAACAAGAAAAGTGGATGGCTGCCCATCAGGGAAAAATCAATGGATTAATGGTGGGTGTGGGAGCCGGATTTGATTACCATGCAGGAAATATTGATCGGGCACCAGAGTGGATGCAGAAAAGCAATTTGGAATGGGTATATAGGCTTCTGCAAGATCCAAAGCGGTTATTTGGAAGGTACTGGCATACAAATACAAAATTTATTTGGAATGCCGTGATAAGGGGAAAATAATGGGTGAAGAATCAAAAAAACAAAATATATTGATTGTACATAACTATTATCAGATCCCCGGTGGTGAAGATACTGTTGTGGCAAATGAAAAAAGAATGCTGGAAGAGCATGGGCACAAGGTAATTCTGTATACCAGGAATAACGCAGAATTGAAAAGAATGTCAAAATTGAGAAAGTTTTTTCTTCCAGCGACAACAGTGTTTAATCCAAAAAGTTATAAAGAAATCAAACAATTGATACAGAAAGAGAATATAGAGGTTGTTCATGTTCACAACACATTAAATCTGATTAGTCCGGCGGTTTATTATGCAGCTAAGGCTATGAAGGTACCTGTAGTACAGACCATTCATAATTTTCGGTTGCTGTGTCCTGGGGCAACGTTTTATAGAGATGGACATATTTGTGAGGACTGTGTTGAGCACGGCTTAAAATGTGCTGTGAAACACAGTTGTTACAGAGAAAGCACGGCTCAAACGTTGGTTTGTGTGTTAAGCACTTGGTTTCATCGAATGACTGGAATATACGGAAAAATAAGTTATATTTGTTTAACTGATTTTAATAGGAATAAACTATTAGAATTGAAGCAAGTTAAATCCGATAAAGTATTTGTTAAACCTAATTTTGTTGAAAGTATAGGAAAATATATTCCAGAGGATCAACGAAAAAATCAATTTATATTTGTCGGGCGGCTGGATAAGTTGAAAGGCATTGATACTCTTTTTAGTGCATGGGAAAAAATGGGAGAAAGAGCACCTAAATTGATTGTATGTGGAACAGGCCCTATGGAGGAATGGTGCAAAAAATTTCTTACTAATCGTAAAGTAAATATTGAAATGAAGGGTCTTGTTTCTAATATTGAAGCACGAAAGCTGATAGCAATAAGTCGTGCATTGATATTACCAACACGATGGTATGAGGGATTTCCAATGAGTATTGTTGAAGCATTTAGTGTGGGAACACCTGTGCTTTGCTCGGCCTTGGGAAATGCTGGAGCTGTTGTTGAAAATGGTATTACAGGATATAAATTTAATGCCGAATCAGTGGATGAACTGATTCAGTCGGCGAATATGTGCTACGGATTGTGTGAAAAGACTTATGGAATATATCAGAAAAGATATACCAAGGAAGAAAACTATAATAAATTAATGGAGATATATAATGCAGCAGAAAGAATATAAGAAAAATGTTCTAATATCAGCATTTAACTGTTCTCCATATGCTGGATCAGAACAGTATTTGGGGTGGAGTAGTGCCGTAGCAACAGCAAATTATGGATACAGAACATATGTGTTGACGATAGATAAAACGAAACAAGAGATAGAGAAATGGTTTGAAGAACATGGTGATACAGGATTAAAAGATGATTTGTCATTTGTTTATGTATCGATTCCAAATGCATTGTGGAAAATTAAAGGCCGTATTGGTATGCTAGTACGCTATAGATATTTTCAAAAGCAGTGTGTGATTTTAGGAAAAGAACTAGAGAAAAAAATCGGATTTTATTATTGTCATCATGTATCTTGGGCAAGCTTTGTGCAAAAAATTGAACTGTATAAATTAAATGCACCATTGATTATAGGGCCTGTTGGAGGGGGTGAAAAGACACCACAGTCTGTTGAAAAAGGATTTGAAAAAAAGGATAGATTAAAGGAATGTGTGCGAAATCTCGTTGCTAAAATGGCCACACATTCAAACTGGTTTAATAGCTGTTGCAAAAAAGCCACAGTGATTTTTGTAACGACTGAAGAAACAAAAAAATTGATTCCTCGTAAGTATAGTGAAAAAGTTGTAGTTAACCAGGCAATAAGTATTTCAGCAGATGAAATAAGCTTGAAAGTTTCAGATAGAAAAAATCATGAACCATTAAAAGTCTTAATGGCAGGTCGTTCTTTGTATTGGAAGGGATTTGATTTTGCAATTAAAGCCGTGGGAGAATTGATACGTGAGGGAAAAAATATTGAATTACATTATTATGGATCAGGTCCTGAATTGGATAAGCTACAAAAATTGGCAAATCTGATCGGGGGGGGGCAAATTGTATTTCATGGAAACGTTAAAAGAGAAGAATTACAGAAAGCTTATGGTGAAATGCATGTGTGTTTAAATACATCCTTCCACGATTCGGGATGCTTAGTGGTTTTAGAAGCGATGGCACATGGTCTTCCAATTATATGCATAAATGCAGGAGGTCCGGGAGTTTTAACAGATACCACTAACGCTTTTAAAGTTGATGCTTTTTCTAGTGAAGAAATTGTAAATGATTTGAAAGATTCGGTATATAGAATATATATTGACGAAGAAACAAGAAAGAAGATGGCTGAGGCATCCTTGGTGAGAGTAAGAAAATACTACGAAAATGAGGCTAAAATGGAAATTCTACAAACGAAAATCCAGAGTAAATTAAGATAGAACTGTGGAGAAGGTAAATGAATATACTAAATATTATAAAAGCAACTTTCGTAAAATTAAAAAATAAAGAAAAGCTTCGAAGTGCGAAGAGTGCGATAGTGGATTCTAAAGATGTGTTTGAAGGTTCCAATTTTATTGGAAAAAATGCAGTTGTAAAAGATTGTCAGATAGGATTTGCTTCATATGTGGCATATGAAAGTCATATTGAGCACTGTCAAATAGGAAAATACTGTTGTATAGGACCATATGTGAGGACAATAACGGGAAAACATCCGATTGAGTTTGCAGCGATGCACCCATTTTTCTATGCAAAAAAAAATCAAATTGGAGAAAGCTATGTAGATACAACAAAATATGAAGAACATGATTATATTGATAATGAGAAACACTATCAAGTATTTATAGGAAATGATGTTTGGATTGGTAACGGTGCCAAAATTATGGCTGGAGTTCATATTGGAGATGGTGCTGTGATAGCAGCGGATGCACTTATTGTAAAAGATGTTGAACCATATTCAATAGTGGGCGGGGTTCCTGCAAAGCTGATTAAATGGCGTTTCTCACCAGAGATAATTGAAAGATTTAAAAAAATTAAATGGTGGGAATATGATGAATCAATCATTAAAAAGAATGCGAAATTATTTGAAAATGTAGAACAAATGCTTGAACAGTTTGAAAAGGAAAAAAGATGAGTGATTACAAGATTGGAATTTTAACAATAGGATATAACAGAGCTAATAATTTACTTAGGCTGTTAAATTCGATAAATGCAGCAACTTTTCCGACAGACGATGTTGATTTGTTGATTAGTATTGATAATTCAGGAACTAAAGATGTTGAAAATGCTGCAAACAGTTTTAAATGGCTACACGGAAGAAAAAAAATATATACATATCCTGAACGATTGGGCTTAAGGAAGCATATATTAAAATGTGGGGACTTTTTAGATTTTTATGATGCTCTAGTGGTATTGGAAGATGATCTAGTTGTTGCGCCCTCTTTTTATATGTATGTTTTAATGACGGTGAATAAGTATATAGAGAATAATAATATTGCAGGAATTTCCCTGTATACACATTTATGGAATCATAATGCGGGACTACCATTTACACCTTGTCCTAGTATGTACGATGTATATTTCTTGCAGATGGCGCAATCATGGGGCCAGGTATGGCTTAAGAGTCAATGGAAAGATTTTAAAAGATGGTATGAGGAGAATAAAGAATTTGATAAAGCGGATGATTTTCCGGATTTTATGACAAATTGGACAAAGTCGTGGCTTAAATACCATAACAAGTACTGCGTGACACAGAATAAATATTTTGTGTATCCCTATAACAGCTATACGACTTGTTTTAGTGAAGCCGGAGAACATAGTGTTGTAAGTGTTTCTAATTTTCAAGTACCAATGATGTTTGGAAATATAGAAACGCTTAGATTGCCAGATTTTAATTCAAATGATGCAATCAAGTACGACATTTTTTATGAGAGACAAGGGCTGGAAAAGTTTTTAAGATTACACGATGGTGAATTGACAGTTGATATATATGGAAAAAAAATTAGACAGGTAAAGAATAGAAAATATTTACTGTCATCTAGAGTTTTACCGTATAAAGTCATTAAAACTTTTGCGCTTCAAATGAGACCGCAAGAACAGAATATTATATATGACGTACAGGGAAACGACATATTCCTTTATGATACAGAAATCGAAGCAAGTAAGTCACAAGGAAATGATGAAGAAAATCATTATATTTATTACCACAGAATCTATGGGAATACGCGACTATTGCTAAAAACTTGCTTTAAATTAATTATTGAGGATGTACATATAGCAATTATACAGAAAAGGAAGAAGTATAAAAAATGAAGAAGATAATGCTTTTTGAGCCGGGCTTATCAACAGATAACTTGGGCGATCAAATAATTGTAGATGGAGTGAAAGCTGCTTTTAAACAGATTATGGATGGGGCATTTATAATTGAAATTTCGACACATATGCCGATTTATAATCGTCACATGAAACACTGTGAAAAAGCTGACTTAAAGATAATCTGCGGAAGCAATTTGTTGGTTGGAAATTTAGGCTCATATCTTCATTTTAGACAATGGCCAATCAATTTATACACTGCTCAAAGTTTAAAACCTTGTGTTCTGGTTGGCGTGGGGGCACAGAAGTATGGACAACATATAGGTGCCTATACAGCTCATATATATAAAAGAATATTGTCATCCGAATTTATGCATTCAGTCAGAGATAGCTTTACAGAGGAACAGCTAAGATCTGTTGGGATAAACAATGTAATCAATACTGGGTGTCCAACAATGTGGGGGATGACAAGTAAAAAGTGTAGCAAAGTTCCAAGTAGAAAAGGTAAAGATGTTATTTTCACACTAACTGATTATAAACCAGATAGAAAAAGAGACCAGTATCTTATTGATGTTTTGCGGAAAGAATATGAAGACATTTATTTTTGGGTGCAAGGTAGCAGAGACTACGAATATCTGAAAACTTTGGATAATATTGAATCAATAAAAATTGTTTCACCGTCTTTGCAAGGATATGATTCTTTTTTAGAGAATACTAAAAATATTGATTATGTTGGAACACGGCTTCATGGTGGAATGAGAGCTTTACAACATGAAAAAAGAACGATTATTCTTGGAATTGATAATAGGGCAATAGAATTAAACAAGGATTATAATATTCCGGTTATTGAGCAAAAGAATCTTTCAGACTTGCATAACTTAATTAATGATACATGGGGAACAGAGATTAAGCTTCCAACGGAAGCGATAAAAAAGTTTCTCGGTCAATTTGGAATTACTTATGTTTCGGAATAAGGTATAAAAGGAGGGGGTTGAGTTGAAGATCGTTAAAATTAAATTTGTGGATTTTTGGGAGCATTGGAATCAAGAAGATAACTTTATAGTAAATACCCTAAAAAAATATTTTAAGGTCGAGTTTTCAGAGAATCCTGATTATGTTTTTTACTCAAATTTCTCAAAAAGATTAGACCATATGAAATATAAGAATGCCGTAAAAATTTTCTATACACAAGAAAATCTTTGCCCAGATTTCAATTTCGCTGATTATGGGATTGGATTTGAAGAATTGACTTATGGCGATAGATATTTGCAATTTCCTATATGTTATATAGATGAACGCTATGGTGATGCGTGGCGGAAGATGAAAACGAAACATATGGATGTGCAGGGCAATGCTGAAAAGTATATCAATAGAGAATTTTGTGGAATGGTTGTCTCAAACAAAGATGCTGATCCGATAAGGGACGAATTCTTTGAGAAACTTTTACAGTATCAATTTGTTTCATCTGGTGGAAAATATAGAAATAATATTGGTCAGCCTAATGGGGTTCCGGATAAACTTGAATTCATGAGAAAATATAGATTTTCATTTTGTTTTGAAAATTCATCACACCCTGGTTATTATACAGAAAAACTTATAGAAGGATTTGCAGCTAAGACAGTTCCTATATATTGGGGAGATCCGCACATAGAAGAAATCTTTAATCCAAATGCATTTATTAAGCTTTCAGATTGTGAATCTATCGATGAAATGATCGAAAAGGTTAAAGCTGTTGATTTGGACAATGAAAAATATATATCCATGTTATCAGAGCCAGCACTTAATGAAGAATACAGCAATATATGGGAAAACAAACAATGCGAGTTGGAAAAATTCTTGGTGAATATATTTTCAGTAGAGAAAGAACAGGCATATAGAAGAAATAGGGTTTTTTGGGGAGAAAGATATTGCGAACTATATGAAAAGATGCGTGATTTTTATGTCTTTTTCTTTCAGAATAAACTTGAAGTGACGGCAGTAAAAAAATTAAAAAAAGCAAAAAATAAGTTTGTCAGGATGTTGGCTAAATGAAAATAAAAATAAGTTCTATTTTAATATTTATATCACTAATTCCACTGATGATTGGTGATGGAATACAGTATATTTTGAAAATATCAAGTCGCAATTTAGCAATGCTCATAGCAATTGAAGCTTGTATATATTTTAGCATCTTTTTATATAGCTTTTGTAAAAGAAAAACCAATTGGTGCATTAATACGATTGTTTTGATATACATAACAATATTTATATCAGCAGGATTACATCATGTTCTAAATAATGCACTGCTGAATTATATTGGTGGATTTGCAATGTGCTTGATATTTGATTATTGGTTACGGAAAAAATATAGTGACTTTCTGAAAGTCTTGAATTTAATTTTGGTTGCGCTAATATTATTGAATTTTGTAACTATACTAGTATTTCCGCAGGGAATGTATGAGACCGCCTTATATAAGGCAAATTGGATATTGGGCTATAAGAATTCGCATTTTGGGTATGTTATGGCTGCGTTGGCTAGTGTGACAATCCAAGCTTACGAAAAAAATAAAAAATTGACGTTTTGGAATAATGCTTTTTTAGTGGTTGCATGTGTAGGATTGTATTTGGTAGACTCGGTGATGGCATTTGTCGCTTGCTCAATATATGCTGTAATGGCTATTTTACTAATTAATTATAGTAATTTAAAACCAGTAAGACGTATATTGGATTTTTTGAGCGTGAGAAGAATTATTGTGGCTACGTTGATTATATGGTTTGTGATGGTCTTTTTCCAGAATAGTTCATTCTTTACTGGAGATATTTCTAATTTTATGACCGCTATGGGACGAGACAGTTCTGTAAGTGGTAGAGTTCCTATCTGGAATGCTGCTATTAAATACATAGAGAAGTCTCCCATAATCGGTTATGGTATTATTGATTCAAATGAATTTGTTCGAGCATCGGGGATTCCAGGTGGGACACATGCGCACAACTATATATTGAACATTCTTATAATGGGAGGCACTATATGCCTGATCGAACATATATATATGTATATAAATATAGTAAAACATATATTGAAAAATAAAGGCTTTGTTTCATATGCACTTACGTTTGTTATAGGTTTATATTTTTTTACTGGCATAACGAATATCAATTTTTATACAATATTATTTAACCCTATTTTTGTCTTGACGTATTATGCAGTTACTGAACAAAAAGAGAAAATGACTTTGCTAGACTAAGAAAGGAGATAAAATGGCATCAAATAAGTCTCGCGCTTTTTTTAGTAATTCAGGATGGATGATGGCACAACAAATCTATAGTATGTTATTGTCCCTTGTAGTTGGCGCGTTATCTGCTAGATATTTAGGACCATCCAATTATGGATTGATTAATTATGGAGCTTCAATAATTTCATTCTTTACAATAATAAGCCGTCTTGGGATGGATAGTGTTATTATTAATGAAATGCTGAAAGCGCCTGAAAAACAAGGAACATATCTTGGCTCAGCATTAGTGCTTAGACTTTTGACTTCTATCGCTTCTGTATTCATGGTGATGGGGATTATTCGAGTTATTGAGCCGGGAAATATTGAACTTTATATTGTAACATTGCTTCAGTCGATTGCAATTATTATGCAGACATATGAAGTACTTACATATTGGTTCCAGATGGAATTGAAGATGAAATTTGTTTCGATTGCAACTATGATAGCGTTAACTGTGGTTGCAGTATGGCGAGTTTCTCTTTTGGCAGCAAAGGCATCAGTATATTATTTCGCTTTTTCGTATTCGATTCAATATTTTGTTTGTGGTGCAGTCGTTCTTTTCTTTTTTCAAAGAGAAAGAAATAAAAATATAAAATTAAAGTTCAACTGGTTAGATGGAAAATGCTTATTACTAAATAGTTATCATTTCATTATTTCTGGTATTGCAGTTACGTTTTATATGCAGATAGATAAAATAATGATTGGTAAAATGATGGATCATACTTCAGTGGGTATCTACACTGCTGCTACTACGGTGGCCGCATTATGGGAATTTGTTCCGACAGCTTTGATCAATTCGGCAGGTCCCATCATAATGAAAAAAAGGCAGAAAGATTATGATGGTTATATACGTCTTTTTGAAGAGCTACTGTTAGCGGTTACAATTTTATTTGTGGTAGTATCTATTGCGATGATGCTTCTAGGAAAAATAGCAGTTTTAATTTTATACGGAAAAAATTATTTAGATGCGGTTTATCCGTTAAGCATTCTAATATGGTCAACTGGATTTGCAATAATAGGTACAGCAAGAGGAATATGGATTGTAGCAGAAGGGTATAACAAGTATACAAAATATATGGTGTTTGTTGGTGCTGGTGTAAATCTTGTTTTAAACTTTTTCTTTATCCAATGGTGGGGAATTGTTGGAGCAGCAGTTACTACATTGATTTCTCAAATTGTGGTTTCACTGATTGCTCCGCTTTTTTGGAAAAAAACGAGAGGATTTGTAAAAATTTATTTTGAATCGTTTAAACGCTTTCCAGACTTTGTTGACACAATAAAAAGAACTATTAGCAGATAAATTGTAAAATTAAAAATAAGGATGGTTTAATATGAATATTATTCGGAAGGTAAAAGATTTAGGATGGTGGGGATTGTATACGACAGCAAAGTATGCAACCTGTATATCACCGAAACTTAATACGCGAATTTTATATCACGTTACATTTGGGAAAAAATGGGATGAGAATAATCCGGTAACTATTAATGATAAAGTGCTGTGGTTAAAATATCATACTTATTGGAAAAATGATACTGTAAAAAAATGTGCGGATAAGTTTTTGGTTCGGCAATGGCTTTTAGATAATGGCTTTGGAGAATATCTGAATGATTTGATTTGTTGCTATGAAAGTCCAGAAGAAATTTGCTTAAAAGATCTACCTAATCAATTTGCAATGAAACTCAATGTTGGTTGTAGATGCAATTTAGTGTGCAAAGATAAAAATGAATTAGATGAAGAACAGGTTATTGAAACCGCAAGGAAATGGTTTAAACAAGATTATTATAAGCGTTTTGCAGAAATGCAGTATAAAGATGTGAAACCATGTATTATTGTAGAAAAGTATTTAGGAACTGAGTCGGGAGAACTTCCTGTGGACTATAAGTTCTATTGCATGAATGGAAAAGCTAGTTCAGTTATGGTTTGTGTTGATCGAAAAGATGGTCAGCATCCTAAATTTTTCTTCCTCGATCGAGAGTGGAATAAATTGCCATATACGGAAGAGAGGTTTTTATACCCGGATCTTGTAATTGAGAAACCTAAAATGATAGATCAGGCATTCGATTTGGCGGAGAAACTATCCAAGAACTTTCCGTTTGTGCGGGTGGATCTTTATATTATTGGCGAAAAAATTTACTTTGGCGAATTAACATTTACACCGGCAGCAGGATTGGATTCTGATTTTAAATTTGTTCCTCCAGGAGGAAAGGAAGATGCAGATACAACGCTTGGAAAATTATTAACACTTCCTAAAAATTAAAAGATTATATAGGTTTAAGGTGATTTCATTTTACCGAGGACTAGGAAGGTGAGAAAGTAAGTGTTTGGAGATATAAGGGATTCAAATCTATTAAAAAAGGCTCTAGAACAAGATAATTATAAAATTTTATACAACTCGCTTGGAGAAAAAGATGAGTGTATTATTTTTTTTTCGAGCAATAACATATATTATCCCAATACACAGGATCAGTTAGAAGATACCATTGAGAAAAATAAGTTTGAATGGGAAAATATTGCAAAATCTAAAAGTATTCTTACAAAATATGGAAAAATGATTTTTGTAAGAGATATGTGGAAGCAATGGTACATCAATGGAATAAATCAAAAAATTGATTCGGTAGAAAAAGTTATTGAATTTTTGAGAACCGAAACTGAAAATATGCGGGTTACCACAGTTGGAAATTCATCTGGTGGTTATATGGCAACCTTAGTAGCCCAAAAATTAAATGCTAAAATGGCCTATTGTGTTTCTGGACAGTTTGATATTGTTGATCAAATTAGCCGTCAACCCGTAGTTAGGAAAGCAGCAGAGGAAAATTATAAATATATAAATATAGTAAGAACCATTACCTCTACTACAGTGATATATTTATATCCGGCTTTGTGTGAATGGGATAAACAACAGGCAGATTTGGTAAACAACAATAATTTTGTTATTTCAATACCATTTTCGAATTCAAAGCATGGGGAAACTTGTTACGGATTTAATTTTCCATATATATTAACATGCGATAAGCAAATTTTTGAACATCTGATGAAAAATGCTCCGATGGGGGGGTATTCAAAAAGAATTTTTTTATTCAGAACAGTTGGATGGTTTCGTGGTATGAAACTATTGATTGTCAATTTTATAAGCAAATCCAGAAAAAAGCTTGGGTGAGTTGTTTGTTTTGTATTTTGAGTCGAAAAACTACAATTAATTCATATGAGAGGGAAAGGAAAAATATATAGGCTTATAGGATTAAAGGGCAAACTGTTAATTGATAAAGATATATGATGTCTATAAAAAGGAATACTACATAAATGAGTGAAGCTATAGGAACACGAGAATTTGCTGAAAAATATGGTGTGCCGATGGCCACGGTGTCCAAGTGGTGTCGGGAAGGCAAAATTCCAGATTGTAACCAAGATAGGAAAGGATCACCTTGGCATATTCCCAAGGATGCAGTTCCACCCGCCGGATATAAGCGAAGAAAAAAGTGATGTTGGAAAGGAGTAGCTTATGGATCAAGAACTATTCAACCCACAGTCCTCTTCCGTAAGTTCCTCCCGAATCATTTATACCCCATCAACCTTTGCAAGAACATCATTGCTCCATCTGCAGGAGGTTGGCTCGTTGCAGGCTGTTTACCCACATACATCCCAGAAATCGAATCTGGTGTCCTTTCTGTGTTTCATCGTTCTGTCTGGTGGAGGGGAACTTTCCTACGAGGGGCAGACCTATCAGCTGAGCGAGGGAGACTGTGTGTTCATTGACTGCCGAAAAGCCTACAGTCATTCTACCTCGGATGACCTTTGGGTTCTCCAATGGTGCCACTTCTATGCACCATCCCTTCCAGCTGTATATGAGAAGTACAAAGAGCGTGGCGGTCGGCCAGTGTTCCACCCAAATGACCTAGCTTCTTTTACATCAATCCTGACAGACCTTTATGACCTCGCTTCTTCGGCTGATTACATACGAGATATGCGGATCAATGAGAAGCTGGGGACTTTGCTCACATTGCTGATGGAGCAGTCATGGCATCCGGAGAGCGTAACGGTGAGCCGGAAGAGAATGAAACTGGCAGCTGTAAAGGAGTATCTGGACGAGCATTATACGGAGAAGCTTACATTGGATGATTTGGCAGAGAAGTTCTTTATTAACAAGTTCTATCTGTCCAAAATCTTCAAGGAGACTTACGGAACAACGGTCAATAATTATCTGATCTCAAAGCGGATTACCAGAGCCAAGCAGCTGCTTCGCTTCACAGATATGACTGTAGATGAAGTTGGTGCTGCGGTTGGCATGGGAGATGCAAACTACTTCAGCCGGATGTTCCGCAAGGTGGAAGGCAGTAGTCCAAGAGAATATCGGAAACAGTGGTGACATTGAGGCACAGCGAGAAATCGCTGTGTTCTTCTTAAAAGCATATAGTTTGAAATGAAAATAAAAGGAGACTTACAAAATGAACACAAAGCCAATAATACTCACAGTCCCAGCCTTTGAAGACTTCAGAGGATATCTTGTCGTGCCTTACGACCAATCTATAAATTTCACTGTTCAGCAGATTAACCAGGGATACAGCAAAAAAGCGTTCACGCTGCGTGGACTGCACTTTCAGGAAGGGGAACACGCCCAGGCGAAGTTGGTGTCTTGCCTGCATGGTTCAATCTTCAATGTAGCTGTGGATCTGCGCCCAGGAGAAACCTTCGGTCATGCTTACAGTGCGGTGCTGTCTTTTGAAAATCGAAAGCAGATGCTGATTCCCAGAGGTTTTGCGCATGGATACCTGACGCTGGAAGATGATACCTTGATGCAGTGGTGTGTGGATAATGATTTCTGCGGTGAAGCTGCCAAGGCTGTGCGGTATGATTCGGATTTTGTCTGGGAAGGTGGGTCGTGGCCGGAAGCTGAGTATATAATATCGGAAAAAGATCGGAATGCTGTGAGATTGGAGAATTTTTGTGGGAGATAAAAGACCATATAAACCAAGAAAAACCGGTGCTGGCCGGAAACCGTTGAAGCCGAACTATGATGCGGCAGCTATCCTGCAGGAGCAGATGGAGGCGGCTGTGGCTCTCTATACAAATAATTCCCTTCAGACAATCGCAGACACACTATCTCTCAATCCCATCAAGGTGCGGAAACTATTGATCACGGCCGGTGTTTATGAATCGGAAATTGCAGATGTGGTGAACGCTTCTTTTGAGGAAAAACAGGGGATGTCTTATAAAGAAGCATTGGAAGCGGTGGCAGCAGAACTGAATTTGTCAAAAGCATCTGTGACTTCTTATTTACCTTATAAGAAAGGCGTGTATTTCAGAGAGGATTGTGATCGAGACCAAATCAGCGTTGTGGCAGAGGGGCTTCGACGAATGCGGCAGAGGAAGAAAGCAGTTGAAGCGTTGCAGATCAGTCATGATGAACAGCATCTCTGGAAGTGCGTCGTTGCTTTTCAAGGATACCGATTCAAGACGATATCAGGATTGCCGTTTTCCTATAAGATTAAGACCGGGCGGAATGGGGAACTGACCAAGGAACTGTGGATCGATCGTCGAGAAAGCAGTAAGAGCCTGACGTGGAGTTCGGTACTGTTGGCACTGGGGAATATAAAAGGAGAAGTGGTAGATCGCCCGAAAGCTCTGGGCGATATCCGGGGCGTAACTTACATATTCGGAATGTTCTATCGGTTCGGCCTGATCGATGTGCCAGACGAAGTGAAGGAGAAGATGAAGCACCCGAAGCAAAATACTGGTAAGCAATGAAAAATTCAGTTGCTATGTATAGAACTGTGAGGTAATATCCATCCTAACCAGGGGCAGAATGTATTGCTCACGGTTAGGAAGGTAGGTAGCATTATAGAAAAACTGAAAGAGATGCTAGAGGAATACTTAAAGAAAACGAAACCGAAGTATTATCCGCCAGTGGAGAACTTGCTGGATCTGGTGTATGAGCATTACACAGAAAATAACAGCATTGCACCGGAGAATACAGTGGCCGGGAAAGCCGCAAAGGAAAAAGAAAAGGAACTGGAAACATGGCTTCGAGGCTTGCCGAGGATGGATGAGATGGTTGAGGACTACGGAATAGACATTTCGCTTTGGGAAAAAATCATGGACCAGCAAGGCAGTGTGTGCTGTGCATGGGAGAAGACTGCTTTTGAGGAAGGCATGAAAGTCGGAATCAGGCTCATGATGGAAGCAATGAAGTAAGTGCGATCTGTTCCATATAGTTTGTAATGGAAATAAAAATCCCTCACTGAGGTCTATGTACACAGTGAGGGTGATGTTCGTATATAATTACTTTTCTTCAGCTTTTTTCTTCTTCGGAGCAATTTTATGACCGGAGTAGATTGCCATGCCCATGCAGACCAAGGAGCCGTAGGCAAAATATTTGTGAGCCTGCATCAGTTTCTTGCAACCTGTGTAGAAACAGCCTGTCATGCAAGCGAGTGCTCCGAGTGACCAATATTTATGTGCTTTCATTATGTGTGTTCTCCTTTCAGTCGTTATCTTCTGCCCGAATTCTGAGCAGTTCTTTTACTTCGATATCTGTTGCCTGCCGTACTGCTACGTGATCGTTATATTCTATTGCACCGCAATCAGGGCAACGGTCAGGGAACTTCTCGGCAGAGAAACAGTAGTGGCAGGTATCGCAGTAATAATAGTTCACCTCATTTCACCTCGCTATTCTTCATGGAGTCTTTCAGAAAATCATTGTGGAGTTCAGGAAGAACTGGCAGCTGATATCCTTTTGCCGCGAGGATGTTCAGCTTAAAATCTACGAAGTGTTTTTCAATTTCGATTTTCTGGGCAATCTCAGCCGGGGTGAGTACATCACCGTGTGTATACAGGAATTCCTGTAAAAGTTCCTGATACTTCATCGCCCGGTAAGCTGCAGATGCGTGGGATGGCATATTTGTCTCCAGATGAATCCGGTCGGCATTGAATTCGTAATAGCCAATCGGTTTAAGAATATCATCGTCCGACAGAAGCAGTTCGGAAGCAAAGATATTTGCTCGTCTTTCTGCCTTGGAGTTGTCCAGACTATAAAAATAGGTGTCTTGAAATGCCTGGCCGGAGCTGGCATGCTTCCGGTCAAACAGTGCGTGTCCCAGTTCATGAGCCAGAGCAGATATACGCTGGGCAGCTGTACAATTCGGATTGATGCCGATATATTCGCAGTTCAGCAGGACGGTATAGTAACCCAGAAGGTCGTGGCAAAAACGGATGTTTTTCAATTTGATAGCCCGTTGTGAGATGATCTCTTCTGGATTCCGGGTCTTATAGCGGCGAACCACAGCATCGGCGGTATCAATTATGCGTGTGTTCAAAGTAGACTCCTTTCCTCCGGAGTAAATGTGACTCTTTACCGCAGATATTTTTTGGGAGTAAATTTCTTCGCATCAGCTTTTGCATCGAGGAAAAGTGCTTCCATTTCTTTGATAAATGCCGCTTGATCTTCTTCGGACAGTTCACCGCCTGCAAACAGGGCTGTGGTCTGTTCTTTTATTTTCTTTGCCTGTGCAACACCACGGGAGCCATACTTTTTTCGTACATCCGCATAGAAGAGATCATCGTTGAGTTCTTGCTGGAAAGTGGCCTCATCCATAAAGTAATCGGTGGTGACTCCAAGAGCTGCGGCAATCTTCTGGATTGCATCTACGCTTGGTTCACGCTGGTTGGATTCAATATAGCGGATCGCACGGTCTGACATAGAAGCCCGACGTGCCAGTTCAGCCATACTCATGTGCTGGGCGGTGCGGAGGGCTTTTATTTTATCTCCGTTGGTTGCGTCAGGAGCCAGAGTAGTGGCGGCCTCTGCCTTGGCATCCTGTGTGTTAAGTGGACTGGTTTCAAAGTTCGTTTCTTTTTTCATGTCATGCCTCCATGTGGGATAACCTGTTGTCTGTTGGAAGGAAAGCACCAACATTTACAACATAATTTTGTAAAGCTACTTGACAAGGAACAACTGTTCCTATATACTAAGAACAAAGGTTCGGGAACTCCTGTTCCTATAATACAATAGAAGGTTGTAGAAGTCAAGAGGTGATAGCAGAAGATTTCCTATTATCTGGTTGATGGAAGTTTCTAAAATAGAAACTGATAAAATAAATAAAAAGAAACTATTGAAATAATTACAAAGAAACACTATAATGTATCTATAAAGATTGGAGGGATATTGATGAGCTTAATTTATAATCCACCAGAAATAAGCATAGGACAGGTTATAAGGCAACTGAGAGAAAAAAAGGGGTACTCTGCTACATCATTTGCTGAAGAACTGGAATGGAGTAAATCGCTTCTTAGCAAAGTTGAGAACGGAAATAGATCTGTTAGTGTGGAAGAACTTTATAAGATTGCCTGTGTTTTAGGGGAGCCTATAGAAAAATTCTTTCCTGAGATTACGTCTGTAGAATCAGATGATGATCGGGAACTGATTAGTGTTTACGTTGATGACATTCGTAACTTATATTACGAAATCAGCAAATTAGGAGAAAATAGTATTCCCGTTGATATGGAGCAGGAGGCATCTCGCTTATTACAAAGAGATATTCCAGCAGCTATTTATCGATTTTTAAAGGTGAATCCAAATCGAGTTTCCATAAAAGGAACACTGAAACGAGGTCCCCATTTTATTCCTAGAATAGAAATTCATTTTCTTGATCGAAATAGAAACAAAATTGACTGGTTCTATATTGTAATTTCTTTTAAAGATAAACTTAAGCATATCTATGTCTCTCTCGTGCAGTCTACAGACATAAGATATCGTGCTGATTGCGAACCAGTAGAACAGGCTATTCAGCTTGATGCAGTTAAAGATTTTGTGAACGATTTTTTGGATGCACAATACGGAGTAGAGTGGAAAGGCGAAACGTCATACAATGTGTTCTTAGATGAAAATGGTTGTGCCTCTGAAAATGGAAGCATTGTTTCAAGAGGATACATACCAGTCTCTCCTCCCGACGAATATGATGTGTGGATGGGACATATTGAGGATAGCATGAAGGGTTTTATAATAGAAAACCGTGATGGATTTAAAATGGCTAGTGGAACGATTCCTGAATATGTGGTCAATTTTGCAAGAGATAATGGATTAGATGACACAGAATATAGTTCGTTTGATTGCATAGATGAAGACTTAGAATCGATGTTTGAAATGCTGCAAATTTTGACTGAAGCTGTTGAAAATAGGAGTTTCATAAATTGGAAAAAAGAGCTCCTGACAAGTGGGATGGTCGATTTTTCTGGCAAAACAGATTGCTCTGGCTTGGGGTGGATTCACCGGCTTGTCGAAGAATATGCATTATCTGAGAACATTGAAGATGAGGAAAAGACCCATTGGTCATCCGTGCATTTCACATACTGCATTTCCTATGAGCAGATGAGGAAGCTGAAGCGGCTGGACCGTCTGTATCTGGAACTGGATTTTGAAGGGATCGGGCCGGAAGGGAATAAGACCCATGAGGGTGAAGAACTGAAAATACAGTTTTATGTGAACGGAACAAGCAACTGGGCATCGACGATCAATCCGATCACCGGTACATCGGTGGTGATCGGCTCCAGAATTTTCTTCCCGTTGGAGCAGGAACTGGTGGAGAAGGTGCTGGCAAAGGAAAAGCCGCTGTATATCCTTTTTGCAGGAAATTTTCTGAACAATGATGTTGTGAAGGACTTGGGACAGATCCAGCTGACAACTTCTATTGTGAACCAGCAGTCTTTAATCGGACGTTCACAGTTTATAAGCCATACAGATCATGCGGAGACGGCGGCATTTGCCAATGAAGCTGGAAGTGCTGTTCATGCAGAAGATGCAGTGAGGGCAGAAAATGCTGATTATGCTGGCAGTGCAGGAAGTGCTGTCATTGCAGATAACTTCTTCCTCGTTCCGGCGGAAGAACTGCTGAACCGTCCGGGTGTGCGTTATTCGTTTGGAATGGACACCGTGGTGTATCCGGAAAAATATCCGTATGCCTATCGCTATGGATTCCAGAGTACCGGAAACCGGGCAAGTGCCAAGATTAGCGGTACAGGATTTGACCAGGTGGTAGAGTTCAGTATCGGCTTGAGCAAGGAATCTGACCAGCCGCATAATCAGGGATATACAAAACTTTTGAATGGCATGATGTCCTTTGACGAGATGCTCCGAAAGTTTGAGGAAGGGTACGCATACTGCTATCTCTGTTCGATTGAAGAGTATGAAGGTTATCCCGAAGGTGTACAGGGCGGTGCCTATGACAACCGACTGCTGATCGCCTATTATCTTAATAACAAATTCACAAATCCAATTAATGTGGCACCTGTGTTGAAGCGTACCATTTATGGAAATCGAAAGATGTATGTCTGGAGATTTGCCTTTACTCAGGAAATGCTTGAAGCCATTCAAATACAGAAGGCTGCCGGGACGTTCAAAGCCAGCTGGTTTGGTATCTGGAACACATTAAAGTATTCCGGAGAAGTCCCCGTCGTGTGGACCCCGAAATGGTACTGGCAGGATTACGCCTTTGTGGATAACAGCTTTTCCAATGAAGATATGGCGACGTTCTTCCAGAGTAAGTACACCTACTGGGGTTCCTATGTAAACCACGGAAAGTTGAAAGAACGTTTTGCGGAGGTGGATACTTCTCTGGAACAGCTGGAGTCCGGTGTGGAGAAGGTAGAAGAAACGCTGAATGAGCAGGAAGAACGGATCAAGAATCTGGAGAAACCGGCTGCGCTGACCGGCATTGTCTGCTGGGGGGATTCCCTTACTGCAGGCGGTGGATGGACATCCACGCTTCAGAAGCTGTCCGGGATTCCGGTCTACAACGGCGGTACCGGTGGTGAGAATGCCAGAACGATTGCTGCCCGTCAGGGAGCCGATGTGATGCTGGTCAATAACATCACGATCCCGGCCGCCTGTGAGCCGGTAACGATTGCCGTGCGGAGAACGGATTCCGGTATCCTGACGGAAGAAGGCTACAAGGTGACGCCGCTTCTGCAGGGTGGAGCGCATGTCAATCCAGTCAAGATTGGAGATGTGGAAGGCACACTTCGCTGGACCGGTACAAACTATGCGGATACCAACGGCATCTGGACGTTTACACGTTCTACGGCTGGTGAAGCAGTTGCAATCAAGCGTCCGACTGCCATCCGTACTGCATTTGACCGGCTGCACAATCAGGCTTCCGAGGTGATGATCCTTTTCATCGGGCAGAACGGCGGTTATGCAGATTTTGCAGACCTGATCCGGATGCATCAGCAGATGATCAGCCACTTCAAGGGGAAGGAATATCTGGTACTGGGTCTGTCGTCTGGCACGGAAAGCCAGCGTGCAGAGTATGAAAAGCAGATGAAGCAGGCATTTGGCCGACGTTTTGTCAGCCTCAGAGAGTATCTGGCCCATCCGGTGTATGACACGGATGGAAAGACCGTCATCAGCTGCTACGGTCTGGACGATGCCGGACTTGACCCTACAGATGCAGACATCGAGCGCATCAAACTGGGGCAGGTTCCCCAGACGCTGCTGGCAGATTCTGTCCATTACACAGCCGCAACCAAGACAGTCATCGGAACCATGCTGTATAAGAAGATGATCGAACTTGGAATTCTGGAACAGTAAGAAGAAAGGATAACTAAATGAAGCAACGATATATCGAAAAATATTCGGGGGGGGTAATCCTCAACCACCTTAAGAAAAGAACTCCTCCCTGACCGGAAGCCATCCGAAACTGTTATGAGGACAGCCGGATGAACGCCGGCAGGAAGGAGATTTTTTATGGGAACTTTTATGGGTAAGCGGATCATCCCGAAGCATGATGGTGTGTGGGACCAGAGAAAAGAATACGAGGAACTGACGATTGTTCTGGATGTGGAAAGCGGAGATGGCTACATTTCCAGAAAGCCGGTTCCTGCTGGTACGGCACTGACGGATCAAAATTACTGGAGCCTGTGCAGCCAGTTCAACGCCCAGATGCACCGTCTGGAAACGGACGTTGCAGCAGATGTGGAAGCAATGCACAAGGACCTTTCGGAAACGAAGGCCTCTATGAACCAAGAAGTATCGGAAGCAGAGAGCCGGGTAAACACCAAAGTATCCGATGCGCAGACCGCCATGCAGAAAACAGAGGATGCCATGAACACGGCGGTGGAGCAGCTGAATAAGCGGCTGGATGCAAATGTGACGGCATCCACGGACAGCAAGGCGGATTATGCGGCCGAACTGGTCGATGTCCGGGTCGGACAGGACGGGACGGTGTATCCTTCCGCGGGAGAGGCAATCCGTGGACAGTACAGTCAGGCTGTGCAGGATGGGATCACGGGCGCAAAGCTGGCTCTTGCCGGTTCCAATGGCAATTTGGGCGAAGTGTTTCCGAAGGCAGCGATGCCGGCCCTTCTGGGAGCCAAGTGCGAAGCAGGTGAATTTCTGGATTACCGGATCACAGGAACCACGGGCTACGCTCAGTTCTATCATCGCTTTACCAATATGCTGATGGGCAAATTCCGAAAATATCTGTTTATTTCCAAAATCCGGGAGATTTCCGGTTCCTGTGCCGGTGTGAGCTGCTACCAGTATGATGCCAAAGGCACAAATCTGAATACCCATGTGACAAAAGTTGTGAGGGTCGCTTACGGAGACGAGATCTATGCGGTGTTCTTCGGAGAGATTCTGGAGAATGCGTACCGGCTGGATATTTCACCGTGTGTTGCAAAGAAGGAAGCCGTCGTAGAGTGCGACAGCCGTTGTGTTCTGCTGGATGTGACTGGACAGAGCGATGAGGACCTGCAGGCACTTCTTTCCCGGATCGGCAGCAGTCCGGTTGAGGAAAGCATCCTTCAGTATTATGAAACGTGGGGCGTGGCCGGGAAAGTCATGAGCGTTCCATATGCGGACAGTACCGGCATTGCAGATCAGGCAAGGGAAATGCTGGGCAATGTGGCCTATGGATGTCCGGCCTTTTCTGAACTGCTTCCGCTTAGTGGAAAGTTTCAGGAGAAGGATACCACTTATGCGTGGGCAAAGGTAGCTGTGACCCGCAGTGCAGACTGGGGTGTGTTTGGCGGGCTTCGGCTGAGTGGCCTGGCTGCCGGGAAGTACCTTGTCTTTGGCAGGGTGGAATCCGTAGAATCAGATGACGCACAGCTGGGAGAGGTGTCCATCGGCATCATCGAACCGGGCATTTCAAACTGGGCAAAACGTATGCCGTGCGGTGCTTTGAACAAGAACCGCCTGCCGTTCCAGATGAGTCTGGTCTATGACTATGCAGGGGAAAAAGAGTACCTGAATTTTGCGGTGCAGCTGACAGGTTCCAATTACACTTCCTTTGTTGTGACCATGTGGGTGCTGAACGTGACCGGGCTTTCCGAAGAGGAAATCGAAGCGATCAGCCATAGCAGCATAACGGAACGTGCCGCCGCTGTGAAGAATGCGACACATGCGATCTTGGCAGAGCGTACCGTTCAGGCAGACTGTGCGGATACAGCGAAAGAGGCTGATCATGCAGCTTTTTCCGATACAGCAAAAAAGGCGGAGGCGGCAGATACCGCAGAGTATGCGGCTCTGTCTGGAGGCTGGAAGGGAAAGAAGGCATTGGTCATTGGTGACAGCATCACGGCGGCTGGAAAATGGCAAAAGAAGCTGGAAGAACTGCTGGGGATGACTGTTGCCACCCATGCAAAAGGTGGTATCGGAATCCTCCGGATGACGGATGGCGATAACGGTCTGGATGGGACGTACAATGCAGAAACGGATAAGAATGGCATTCTGCGGCCGCTGATGGCAGCCGATGTGGAAGGCATCAGCCTGATTGTGGTGCTTCCGGCTTACAACGAAAGAGCAACGACTCTTGGCTCGGTCGGAGACTGCCATCCGGAGCAGGAAACCATCTGTGGGCGAATCCAGTATCTTTTGAACCGCATCTATGAAGAACTGGAGGATGCCGGAAACCTGACCTGCCATGTGCTGGTGGCAACGCCGCACTGTGCAGGCAAGTATCCGTATGTGGATGCGGACGGATATGAGGAGTATCCGGTCGGGACAGGGCAGACGATGGAAAAGCTGTCCGATACGATCAAGGCTGTGTCACAGGCAAACAATGTGGCGGTCTGTGATCTCTGGCATGAGAGCGGAATCAACCGCAGGACATGGAGCGTTTTTGGCGCACAGAAGAATGCTGTGAACGAACAGTACGCTAAGTATCAGCTGGATGCATCCGGCAAGGTATTGGGAAGCACACCGCAGCGGTATGTGAACGGACAGTCCTATTATCAGAAGCGGAACGGCAGCATTGTACTGGAAAAATACACGGGTTCTTCACCATATCCGTTCAATGGTGACCAGCTCCATTGCAGCGCAGAGGGCTATGCCAGAATCGGAGAGTGCATCGTGGGAGCCGTGATCCGTGCATTCGGAAAATAAATTTCCACCGTCAATGGCAGGCAGGAGGTTATATTTGTCTGTTAAACGGTGTTCATTATAGAAGGAGTTTTTACACAGGGCGGCATTGACCGTCTATTTTTATGCCCAAATGGGCAGGAAAGGACAAGATTATGCAGAATGTGATCGACAAGATTGAGTGGATGTTTGCAGGTCTGGGTGGATTCCTGGGCTGGTTCTTCGGTGGCTTTGACGGTTTCCTCTATGCACTGGTGGTGTTTGTAGTCTGCGACTACTTCACCGGAGTGCTGGCGGCGGCCATCAAGCATGAGCTTTCTTCCGAGGTCGGCTTTAAGGGTATCGCCAAGAAGGTGTGTATCTTCGTGCTGGTTGGCATTGCCAACATCATCGACACGCAGATCCTCCAGAATGGTGCGGCCATCCGCACCGCTGTGGTGTTCTTCTATTTGGCGAATGAGGGCCTGAGCTGCCTTGAAAACGCAGCAGTCATCGGTCTTCCGGTGCCGGACAAGCTCAAGGAGATGCTGGCACAGCTGAAGGAAGAAAAGAAAAATAAGGACGAGTGATTAAAGGGGAGAGGTGCAACAGCCTCTCCCTAAATTTTAGGAGGAATGAACCATGAGTAAGAAAGAATATCCCGCAAAGCTGACGACCGGCTACTACCGTGTGCGTGAGGTATGGGAGGATGAAGCGTCCCAGCTGGGTGCGTACCGTCTGCTGGCGAATGCGAAGGCCAAGTGTGACGAGAATCCCGGAAGCCGTGTATTCGATGATGACGGCAACGTGATCTACCCGGAGGAGGCTGTGCCTGTCACCGGGGCAGAGGAAGACGAAGAGCATCCGGTTCTGGACAAGACGGAAGAGAAAGAGCCAGCAGAGGAACAGCCGAAAGAAGATCCCCCGGCGGATGATTCCGATAAGGAAGAACCCGCTGAGGAGAAAAAAGATGAGTCCATTGTGGAAGAGAGCGAGTTCCCGACCGCTGAGGAGCTTCCGGCGACCATTGCCTATGGCAAGCTCAAGACCCTCATGAACATTCGGAAGAAACCGGATACGAGTGCAGAGGTCATCACCGTCTACAAGAAAAATACACTTGTGGAAGTCATTCAGTTCTGCGATGGCTGGCTGAAGATCAAGTGTGCAGAGGCAGAGGATGGTGTGGCGTATGTTCTCAACAGTGCGGACACCTATGCGTTTACGGCCAGCAAGATCTACACCGTTGTTCCCGGTGATAATCTCTGGAAGATCGCAGAGAAAGAACTGGGGGACGGCAACCGCTGTGCAGATATCCGCACTCTGAACGGTCTGACTTCTAACGCCATCCGGGTCGGCATGAAATTGCTGATCCCGTAACAACAAAATAACCATAGCACAAGGCTCGAAGTGATCCGGGCCTTAACTTTTTTCAGGAGGAATCATTATGGGATATACCAATAGTCCACTCGTTGTTTACACCAAGCTCAGTCCGAATCATTCAGGACAGCGCACCCACAGCATCGACCGTATCACACCGCATTGTGTGGTCGGCCAGCTTTCTGCGGAGAGCATCTGCGGCTGCTTCACCAGCACGAGCCGTCAGGCAAGCTGTAACTATGGCATCGGTACTGATGGCCGTGTGTCGCTTTGTGTCGAGGAAAAGAACCGCAGCTGGTGTTCGTCCAGTAATGCCAATGACCAGAGGGCAGTCACTATCGAATGTGCCAGCGATATGAATGAGCCGTATGCTATGAACAGTGCAGTGTATGCTTCGCTCATCAAGCTCTGCATCGATATCTGCCAGCGTAATGGTAAGAAGAAGCTCTTGTGGCTGGGCGATAAGAACAAAACTCTCAATTATACACCGGCAGCAGATGAGATGGTAATCACCGTTCACCGCTGGTTTGCAAACAAAAGCTGCCCTGGAAACTGGCTGTATGCCCGTCTGGGTGATCTGGCCACAAAAGTGACGGCGGCACTGGGCGGTTCATCCTCATCTGGTATGCAGGCAACTTCGCTGAAGAACCTCACTGAAGCAGAAGCAGTTGCAAAGATTGGCCCGCTGTTTACTGCGAACCAGAAAACCACAGGCATCCTTGCCTGCGTGTCGATGGCACAGTTCATTCTGGAGTCCGGGTACGGCAAATCCGAACTGGCGCAGAACGCAAACAACTGCTTCGGCATGAAGGCTTCGCTTTCCGGTAACAGCTGGAGCGGCAGCAGTTGGGATGGCAAGTCCGTCTACACCAAGAAAACGCAGGAACAGAATGACGATGGCAGTTACGTCACGATCACCGCTGACTTCCGCAAGTACGCCTGTGTCGAGGACTCCCTTGCCGACCATGCGGCATATCTGCTCGGTGCGATGAACGGCAGTAAGAAACGCTATGAGGGTCTGGCAGGCTGTACCGATTATAAGAAAGCAGCACAGATCATCAAGGATGGCGGCTATGCGACCAGCCACACCTATGTGCAGAACCTCTGCAGCATCATTGAGCGTTGGAATCTGACACAGTACAATGCCGTCACCTCCGGCACTACGATCTCCGGCTGGTATCGTGTGCGTAAGAGCTGGCAGAATGCCGCTTCTCAGAAAGGCGCGTTCCACGATCTCACCTATGCAAAGCAGTGTGCAGATGCCAATCCCGGCTATACCGTCTACGACCCGGACGGCAAGGCGGTCTATCCTGTGACCCAGACAGCATCTGTTCCGTATGCAGTCCGCGTGTCCATCAACGACCTTAATATCCGTAAAGGTCCGGGTACGAACTATGCGAAAACCGGGCAGTACACTGGCAAGGGCGTGTTCACCATCGTGGCAGAGTCTGCTGGTTCTGGTTCCACGAAAGGCTGGGGCAAACTAAAGTCTGGCGCAGGCTGGGTGAGTCTGGATTTCTGCACTCGTATCTAACACAGTCCCCGTCCACCTTGGGCGGGGTGTACATATCGTGCAGATAAGACAATAATCAGCCCGATTATTCTCCGTCTTTCTGCACCGAATTTACTTGATAATATCACGAAACAGAGGGAATATGTGACTGCCCAAAGAGAAGAAACGGGCAGGAAAGGAGAGAAGAATTATGAGTGCTGGTACAGATTTCCTTGCAAGTTTGCAGAGAGCAACGGTGAAGAATACCGTGCAAAAGAAACAGCAGAAGAGAGCAAATGCATCCGCTGTGGATGTCTCGGCTTTGCTGGAAGCCGCTCTCAGGCAGAAGAAACCTACAGAAGCTGTGGCAGATGTCCGTCAAAGTGCGGATGTCGCCACAGCTTCTTTTTTACCGCCGACTGACACGCATCAAGGCAAGTCTACTCAACAAAAGAAGAAAAACGTAGCAGATAAAAAACAGGCAACCTCAAAATCCAAAGATGTCGTGGATGCTGGTATCACAGCACTTATCCAGAAGGCTTTGGATGCCAAGAAGGTCATGGAACAGCCGGACATTGCAGAGAGATTGCAGAGCAGTATGGAGAGTGAATTCTCACAGCTTTTTACTGCCGAGAAAGAATCGCAGGACAGTAAATTCATTTCGACTGCGACGTTCCGAGCCACTAGAAGGAAAGCCGGAACATTGAATGTGGCCGCCTACATTCGTGTTTCTACGGATATGAGTGATCAGGAGAACTCCTACGAAACGCAGGAACGATATTTTAACCAGCTGATTGGAAGTAATCCGGACTGGAATGCAGTCGGTGTGTACTCAGACTACGGTATCTCCGGCACATCTAAGGAAAAGAGAACTGGGTTCCGCAGACTGCTCCGGCACTGCAAGGAAGGAAAAATTGACCGCATTGTGTGTAAGTCCATTTCCCGATTTGCACGGAATACCGCTGACTTTATGACAGCATTGGACACGCTGCACGACAGCGGAGTGACGATACTGTTTGAGAAAGAAAATCTGGATACGGCAGACCCGACCAGCGATTTCATTCTTACGACACTGGCGGCTATCGCACAGGAAGAGAGCCGCAGCATTTCCGGCAACATCCGCTTGGGGCAGAAGATGCGCTTTCCGAAAGGTGAAGTTCCTAACAAGATCATGTACGGATACCGCTACAATGGAAAGACCGTAACTATGGAAAGTGGATACGAGTACAAGGATATTGAAATCGTAGAGGAAGAAGCCAAAGTCGTGCGTCGGATTTTTCAGGAAGTGGCAGAGGGCAGGGCTTATACAGAAATCGCAAGGGGACTGAATCTGGATAAGATTCCAGCACCGGTAACGAGTGCGGTAGAAGCCAGAAAGAAGAATTCCAAGAAAGGGCAGCTGAACAGTGACCTTGAGGATGGTTGGACAGGCAGGAATATTGGACAAATCATCCAATCGGAACGCTATACCGGAGCAATTCTGATTCAGAAAGTCTTTACACCGGATTATCTGACGCATGAAGTACGGCAGAATAAAGGAGAAGTTCCAAAGTATTTTGTACGAAACCATCATCCTGCAATCATTGATGAAGATTTGTTTGAAACGGTGCAGGAAATCAGAAAAGGAAACAGCGCATCTCGTGGAAGGAAAAATGAAGAAAGAAGGCCGAGGGCATTTTCGCAACGGCTCATCTGCGGAGAATGCGGACGGTTCTTCCATGTGACGAATACGAACAACAACCCAATCTGGAGATGCCCGACCAGCAGCCAGACGACAGGAAAACGTATCTGCCATGCAGAGAAAGTGTACGAAGAACAGGTCATCCGCGCATTCCGTAAAGCGATTCTGGAACGGTTTCGGCTGACAGTCAGCCCGATTCATGACAATGTGGAAGTGGCGGACATCATGAGCGGCCGTTTTAAGGACGGATATGATAACTTCACGCCGGAAGCAGATTCTTTTGTGGGACAGATGCTTGCACGGCTGGAGAGCATCCAGAAACTGGATTTTATGGAGCGTGACCGGGCCTTTTATAAGAAACAGATAGTTGCGGTTCAAGCCAGCATGGAAAGTTCCAAAAAGAAGATTCGACTTCTGAAAAGTCAGGTGGATGTCATGCAGACCCGATTGGAACTTCTAGGAGATGAGATGATCGATCCCGCTTCTATTGAGGAAAAGAAAAGGCTTATTGAGAAGCTGGAACAGAGCATCCAGACCGATGAGGAAACCGAACAGAAGCTGACCGAGCAGCTCGACTACATGGAAAACTACTGGGATGAGTTGGAGGATGACTATGAACGCCGGGAAAAAGCGATTGCATGGATGAAGGAACTCCCGGCAGGTCGGGAAGGGACGATTGCATTTTTGAATGGAGTGACCGAAGAACACTGCAAGGCGTTCATCCTTTCCATTACCATCCATTCACCGCTGAAGTACACGGTCCACTGGTTCGATGACACCAAGACCGAAGTACAGATGGATTCCAATATTGAAGATTACCGCAACACCGCCAGCTACTATGACGGACAGGCAATGCGTGATGGCAGCCAGCGAAAGCGGTATGTAAAAAGGTAAGAGCCAGCCCAAAAGCTGGCAGAAAGGAGCAGATTATGACAAGACAAAAAGTAGATGTGATCCCCGCCAGTGTGCGGTCAGTGCAGAACGGTGGACAGCTGAAGGCACAGACCAACATCCGAGTGGCGGCTTACTGCCGAGTATCCACGGGAGATGAGAGCCAGCAAACTTCCTACACAACGCAGAAAGCGTTCTACACAGATCTGATCACAAAGAAACCGGGGTGGATTTTCGCCGGCATCTATGCAGATGAAGCAAAATCTGGTACGAACAGGGAACACCGTGAGGAATTCAACCGCATGATGAAAGATGCGATGGATGGCAAGCTGGACTATATTGTGACGAAGTCCATTTCCCGATTCGCTCGAAATACCATTGACTCCCTGACCTGTACCCGTGAGCTTCGGCAGCTGAAGCCACCGGTGGGCATCTATTTCGAGAAGGAGTATATCTCAACAGCCCTGTATTTGATTTCTATACCAAATACAGGGCTGTTTCTTTGATTTTGATACTATATCTTGCACTTTCTTCGCACATCTTGACACTGTACTTTGTGGTTTGTCGCTTATTTGTCGCTTAAATCTATAACAAGACACTGAAAGATAGTGAATGATACGCTACGGTGTGGGCAAAGCAAGCGACAAAGCAAAACGCCTGCCGCATGGTGCGACAGACGCTTGAAGTTATTTATTACCTTTTGCGCGGTTGTGGGTCTTGCATAGCATTTGACAGTTTTTAATATCAGTAGCACCGCCGTTGCTCCATGCGGTAACATGGTCTGCGTCCATTTCTGAAAACTTCCAAATACGCTTTGAGTTATTATCAGCACCCAACGCACAAAGCGGGCAGTTTGACTTTCCGCTTGCTTTTGCCGCTGTGGTTTGCTGTGCATAGACTGCTTTTTTTGTGCTTTCCTCAAAGATACGGATTTCAAGTAAGCGGGGGTCGGTACAACCGCCTAATATGTATTCAAAGATACCTGCACGCTTTTTGACTGCACCATCTGCATACAGTTCGTGTACCTTTTCAGAAACGGCAACAGGGTCATAGGGGTTATTATGATAGGTTTCAAATAATCTGCCCCATTCAAGCCCACGCATTTCGCTTTCAACATCGGTAAATACGCCGCTAATCCAGTCAATAACGCTTGTAAAATAGGCTTTCAGTTCATTTATATTTGTATCATAACGGTGCTTGCTCATATAAGCGTCAACAGCGTCATTGTCGGTACTTTTCGTTACCCACTCCAACGCAATGCGCAAATAGTCCTGCCGTAGCACATCGCCCTTTACATAGGCACTCCATTTTTGAATGTTGGCATTTTGGCTATTGCTAAATTCTTCTTTCGCCTTTGTGACAAACGGCCCTGAATATACGGCGTTTGAAATTTCTTGATGGTTCAGCGGTATTCCCGCAATATTGATGGTTTTGAACCATGCCTTAATTTCGGTTTCTTCACCCTCGCAAATGTAAATCGTCAGCGGCGTTTCGTTGATTTTCTTTTTCTGGTCGTCAGGCATTGCCGAAAAATAGTGGGGCATACCGTTATCATCAATTAGCGGAAATTTACCAGTCAAAAAACGCCCCAAACTTGTAATACGCTGTTGCCCGTCCAGAACTTCGTATTTGTCAGTTCCTACTTTATTAAAATAAAGCAGTCCTAACGGGTAGCCGTTCAGCACGGAACGGATAACAGCTTCTTCCATTTTCTGCTTTGCATACAGATAGTTACGCTGATATTCCGGCTGAATTACCAGTTTGCCGGATAAGCCGAAAAGCCCTTTACCCTCTAATTCATTATAGACAAACCCCTTGCAGATTTGTTCAATGGTTATATCAGTTATAAGCGTTGTTTTCATTTATTGACCACCGCCCTTTCTCAAGCGAATGAATAACCGCTTATAAGAGGTCTTAGCATTTCCATCAACAACAAAATACGCATTTTGTACACGCCATGTTATGTTTGCTTGACGATATTTTTGCCTATGGGCTTCGTCTGGTGGAGTGAAGAAAGAATAGCCAATGGATAAATCTAAATCGCCATCACGCCCAACAATTTCAAATTGTTCTGGGTTATATTTATCAAGAAAAGTAACGGGTACACCCATTATTCCATCATAATCCGATGGAATAGCATCTGTAAAAGGAACATCTATTGCATCATAATTATCATATTTGCGATACCCGTTTTCACGTATTTGTTTGTGCTTGCTGAACTTTAGATTGTCAGCCATCGACATAAGACTTAAAGGTTGGTGTCTGCGTCCGTGCTCAAGATTAGTGTACCAACAAGCATTGCCAAGTCGTGTGTAATTTCCCTTGTATCCTAATTTTGCTGCTTTTTCTCTATCACTCGGTGCGATGGTTGCCCCCTCTGGGACCTCAAAAACCATATCCTGCCCATTGTTGGTTGCGCCTATCCAGAGTTTATTGTCTTTCATTAGCGGGAATATTTCTTTATAGGTAATAGCGTTTAGGTTTCCGATAATCACAAGACTTTTCCCTGCCTCCATTACCCATGAAACAAAATCACGGAACAAAGAAAACGGGGGGTTAGTTACAATAATATCTGATTCATCGCGCAGAGCTTTCACCTCATTGCTACGAAAATCACCGTCACCGTCAAGATAATGCCATTCTAAATCATCAATATCAATAATGCCGGATTTATTTGCGTCCCGCTCAAGAGTGAAAATTCTTCCGTGTGCGCGGGATTTCTGCTCATCATATTGCGGGGACTGCAACTCGAACAGCGTCATTTGATGGTATTGTTCATATTGCTGTTCTTTGCAGTCAGCAGCATACCCTGTGCTAATTAGTTTTTTCAGTCCCAAAGTTTCAAAATTTTGGGCAAAATACTTTGTGAAATTGCTCCATTCCGGGTCATCGCATGGCAGTAAAACGGTTTTACCACGAAACACATCTGGATTATATTCCAGATAGGCGTTCATTTCTTTTTGGATATAATCAAACACGGTATAAAATTCATCGTTTTTTCTTGCTTTGGCTGTGCCTAAATTATCATTTGCCATTTTATAATTCGCCGCCTTTCTCTATTTCTACAATATCATCAAGCCCGCAATTCAAGGCGGTTGCAATCTTTGCAAGGCTTTCCATTGCAACAGGTTCGCCCTTTCCCATTTTAGCAAGTATGTTTGTGCTGATACCTGCCTGCAAGCGCATTTGCGTCTTTGTCATGCCTTTATCTATCAACAGTTTCCATAGCCTGTTATAGCTGTAAGTCATAAAAATAGCCCTCCTGTGCGTGGCTACAATCAGCCATTAAAAGTATAGCACAGCAGGGCGATTTTTTCAATATTATGTCATGGTTTCGTGATTTCATTTTTCCGCTTGCAGTACAGCTTCAAGTCTGCCTTGTAGCCTTCAAAGGTATCAATGCGGACAATATCATACTGTACGCCCCGGAACAGTATCATGTGGCTTGTGGTAAGGTCTGCCCGATAGCTGATTTGAAACAGCACTTCTTCGTCAAGCTGTGTGGTGACACTGTACAGTTCTTTCATGGAAAGCTGCCGGAAATACGCCCACACGGTCGCAATCGTGACAGTTTCCTTTTTGCGGTTGCCGATTTTATCCGTCACATAGCGCACTTCCTGAATGTCGATTTTCTTATCTTTCAGCTTCATTTTGTTGCCTTTCCGGGGTTATATCGCCCCTGTGTATTCGTTATAGTGTTCGTACAGCCCCACATAGCAGTCCAGCAGGGCGGCAGTGCCGTCAATGCGCTGTCTGGGGCTTTGGTTCTTGACCGGGACAATATTGCCGTTGCGGTCGGTCTGAATGCCTGTGTTCGTCAAGCACCATTTCAGAATGGGGTTGTTGTCATAGTTGACCTTGTGTGCCTGCAAGTCTGCGCCCAACATCTGCATAGGCAGGGAAAGCGTTTTTGCCCCCTGAATGCAGCGTATCATGGTAAAGCCCTGCATTTGCATTTCTTCCACAAAGTACCGTGCGGAATAGCTGTCATAATATACCCATGCCGGGAACAGTTCATATTGCTGCACGATTTCCACGAACCACGCCGTCACATCTGCATAGTTGATGGAATTGCCGCTGCACAGGCGTAAAAGCCCCCGTTCAAACCATTTGTCATAGGGAATTTTGTCTTGCTGCACACGCTCTTGCAGACGGTCAGCAGGCAGCCAGTACATTTGACGGATATACTTTGTATCGTCACCCCGGCGCATAAACAGCAGGCTTGCACAGGTCAGGTCGGTGGTAATGGACAGGTCAACGCCGCCGATACAGTACGCCCCCCGGAATGCTTCAAGGTCAAAGGTATTTGTATTGTTGATAGCGTCAAAGGATAACCACGCCGTTTTTACCGTTTCCCGGATATTAAATTCCTTGCAGAGAACGCCGGACAGTTCCACGGGGTTCTGCTTTGCCCGCTGCACCTTGATTTGTAAATCGTCCACTTTCTTGATTGCTCCTAAAGACGGGTTTGCTTTCGCCCATGCGTCCGGGTCTGTCCATTCGTCCCGCTTGTCCAGTTCATACAACACGGGCAGAAAGGTTTCATCGGTCAGCACGCCGTCTGCAACCTCGCAGGCGTGATTATACATATCATCAAAAATACATTCCCGGACTGTCCCCGCCGTGGTTATCATCACAAGCAGCGGTTCTCGGCGTGCGCTCTGGGACTGCCGCATAACTTCATAAAGGTTTCTGTCCTTTACGCCGTGCAGCTCGTCCATGATAACAAAACTTGCGTTCAATCCGTCCAGACTGTCCGAATTGCGGGAAAGCGGCTGTAATTTCGACATGGTAGGCAGATAGTACAGGTCGGATTTCCGCTTGCGGATATGCTTAGACAGTGCCGGGGACTGCTTAATCATATTGTGGCATTCATCGAACAATAGCCGCGCCTGTGCATACTTTGTGGCAGTGCTGTACACCTCTGCGCCGCCCTCGCCGTCCGCAATCAGCATATACAGCGCAAGCCCTGCAAGCAGCGTGGACTTGCCGTTTTTGCGCCCGACAAGAAAAAATGCTTCACGGTATCGGCGCAAGCCCGTCTGTGCGTCCACAAAGCCGAACAGGGCTTGAATAAACGCTTTCTGAAACAATTCCAGCGCAACAGGCTTGCCCGCCCATTCGCCTTTAGAATGGCGGCAAAACTTTTCTATAAATGCAATCGGTCGGCTTGCTTTTGCTTCATCGAAAACATATTTGCCCGGTGCGGCGGTTTCCGCGGCAAGGCGGGCATATACCGCTTTGATACGCCTGCAAGCGGGGATTTCGCCCCGCTGTAACAGGTCATTGTACTGCGTGATATAATTCACGGTTACGCCCCTGCGGAAAATGCAAGCAGTTCGTCCGTTTCGGGTTCGTCCTGCTCAATTTCCGCAACGATTTTCAGGAATGCTTTCTGCGTTGCAAGGTAGGTGCGCATAAGGGCGGTATAATCCTTGTATGCACCGTTTTCCTTGATTTTGGAAAGTTCCTGCTCCATATAGGCAAGTTCGTCACTTAAAGATTTTGCGGTCATTTGCCGTTCGTTCTGATAGGTTTCAATCATGGCTCATTTCCTCGCTTTCTGATATTGCCGTCCCCGTCAAAGACAAGCCCCGGTGCGGTTGCGCCGCCGTCTGCAAAGTGTTCTGCATTATGGCAGGCAAGGCAGAGGGCTTCAAGGTTTTCAGGGTTCAGGCTGATTTGTGGGTCGGTTACATTTGCGGCAGACAAATATTTGCGGTGGTGGGCGATTTCAGCGGGTGCGCCGCACCGTTCGCAAATATAGTTTTTCGATAACAGAAACGCCCGTGACAGCTGTCGCCACTGCCGGGAATTATAAAAGGCTTTCTGCGTCAACGCAGTTCCCGTTCTGCGGAAAGTGCCTTTAACAAGCAGTCAATCACCCGCTGCAACTTGTCTGTGTCGGCATTCTCTCCATAGTACCATTGCCAGAGCAGAAACCGCCCTGCGGTCAGGGCTACGGGGGAATAGCCCCCGTTTGTTGCCCTGTACCCGGTGGCATGATACAGATAGTCCGGCAATGCTGCGACAAGGGCAGTGATTTCCGGGTCATTGTCTGTGCCGTCAATTCTCAGGATATTTCTTGCTTCGTCCATCGTGAACATTGCCGTTCCCCCTTTCCGTTACGCGGCTACTTCGATTTTGACGAATGCGCCCGGAACAATCGGCTTGCCGTCTGCGATACACAAAGCGCGGTAGTCAATCAAGCCGCTTGTGAAACCGCTTTCTCGGCTCACTTCCACGGCTACACCCTGCGGAATGTTCACGCCATAATAGCGGAAATTACCGAACAGGATAGTTCCGGCGGGAATGTTATCGTCAAGGACGATTTCAAAGCCGAACAGACGGCGCATACCGCCGCTTTCTGCGTCCGTGAACAGATAACGCCCGTCTGCGTCTTTCAGCTTGTGGACGGTTCCGAACAGGGTTGCGGTGGACATGGCGAACTTTGCGCCGCCCGCATATCCGGCAGGCATAAGGGCAACCGCGTCAAGCAGGTTGTCGGCGGTCAGGGCTTTGGTGGAAAGGCTGTTTGCTTTCGTCCACGCAATGCCGGACAGAATACCCACGGGCTGCCCCGTGCCGCTGCCGTTTATGATAGCTGCGCCGATTGCGTCAGATACCGCACCGCGCAGTTCCTGCGTGATATAGCTTTCAAAGGCGGCAATATCCATACGGCGGGCGGCGGCACTCATGGAAAGCACCTTTACAAGCTCATTGCCGGAAAAGGTAACGGCGGTAGTTACGGCATTCTTGCGGTCGATGGCTGCGCCCTCAATATGCCAGCTTGCCGCGTCCGTGGGCGTTCCGACAGGGACGGACAGATTAGACGGCACATTGAACAGGCGCACTTCGTTATAAAGTCCGTTGGTGTTGCGTGTCTGCTTTACAACCTCGTTCAAAGTCTGGGTCGGAATGACGGCGGCAGAGTTGGACAGGGTGTTGAAGCTGTCCGCACGCTTTTCTGCGCTTGCGGCGGCAAAGGCGCGGTTCTCGCCCTCGGTCAGTTCCTTTCCCAACAGTCGCTTATAGAATGCGCTGCGGTATTCCGGGGCTGCGTGGGTGTCTGCGTGGGTCTGTGCTGCACTGATAACAGCACTTTCAATGGGGTTGAAATTGTTCATAGTGTTCTCCTCTCCGGCATTTCTTGCCTGTACATTGGTTTGTGGATATGCTGCACGGTTTACAATGCTGATTTCATAAACCGCTGCAATTTTGGTGATGGTGCATTCCCGCTTTTCTGCGTCAAAGGTGTGTTCCGCAACATCGAATGCAAAGGACATTTCGGACATATCGCCGCGCTTAACTGCTTGATAAACGGAACGCCCCTGTTCGGTGTCCGGCAGTTCTGCCCGCATTTCAAGCCCGTTGTCCGTGATGGTCAGCGTCAGGGTTTTCGGACTTCGCGCAAGCGGAATGCCTGCGCCGTTGTGGTTGACAAGCAGGGCGATATTTTCAAGGTTCACGCCGTCAAGCGCATTTCTGGAAATATACTCTGTGTAGTCACCCATATTGGCGGGCTTGTCAAATACAATGGCGGTTCCTTCGATAATCAGCGGATTTTCACCCGCCCGGACGCTATACGCCCGTGTCTGTGTCTGGTTCTTCATGGCTGTTTTCCTCACTTTCTTCAAGTTGGTATGCGTCTGCTTTGTC